TTGCAATTTAATTTGAGAAAACTGCATTGCACCCTCATGATGTTTTTCATATTGTTCTGGATGACTCTCAAATTTCTCAATCATGCCCTTACATACTTCGGGAGATAAGACATCCTTGTAGATTCTACATAGATGATCCATACTTGAACTCCTTGGCAGCACACTCCTCTAATTTTTCCATGACCTCTTCTGTAAAGAACTTTTCTGGGTCATTGTTTATTGTCTTACCAAAAGTCTTTGTACCATCAGGTAACTCAATACGAGTACTCACAGATTTAAAAACACCGTGTTTCAGTGCAAGATCAAGTAGACCATAGTGCCTATCTAGACCATCACGATATGACAACCTAACATCAACCATCTTATTCTCTACTGTCAGACGTGACTTATGATTCTTACAGTGAATGATATTGCCGATAACTTCAGTGCCGTCCTTTTCTTTTTTCCTTGACAAATAGATAATCGAAGATGCAGCATATTTAAGTCCAGAACCACCACCCATTTCTTTCGTAGGGAACATAGAACCAATTACGTCATACGTGTGGTTAGTTATCACCATAGGCACTTTAGCACGTCCAAGTTTTAATGTTAGAACACGAAATGCAGCCTTGAGAACTTGTGCTCTAGTCATATCTCTCGTTTCCTTACCTTCTGCCGTATCTGAAATTTCCTTCGATGTTGACATCATTCCAAGACTATCTAGTGCGAGGAAGAATGGAAATCGATCTGTTTCAAGATATGCATCTAAAATCTTGAGTGACTGTGTTCTAAATTCCTGTACCGTAGTAACAGGAAAAATTGCCAATCTCTCTGGGTCGATCCCCCTATCCGTAATCATTTGTTGAGTTATAGCACTTTCTGACTCGAAGTAGGCAACTTGTGCCTTTGGATTCTTGTCAAGAAAACTCTTGATTACTCCCATAAGAAAGTAGGTCTTCCCTGTGGCACTTTCGCCTGCGAGGGCCGTTATCTTATTCGAAGGAAGTCCACCATACAAACTACCACTTAACAACGCATTAAAAACATACGATCCCGTGTCAATAAAATGATCAATATCGGAATCCATTCCTTCTGACACCAAATCTGCATATTCATTTCCAACGTCCTTCACTATCTTTTTTAAAAAATCACTCATGTTTACTCCAATTCGTGCATATATCGTATGACTTCGCTGTCATTCATAGACTTTTTATAAACTCGACCATTACTACTACTCCACCCACCAAAAAACCCATGCAAAACTCCTCTTTGATGCATATCCTTTACTGTAATATAATGTACAAAAGCAGGAATTCTTTTTCTAACTTCTTCAAATTCTAATTTTTCATTTTCTAAAAAATTTATGTTATCATATAAACTACGACCTACCGTTTTATTTATTATTTGATAACAAACCTTATTGTCTATTATTATATACACCACATATGCTACAGGAATATCTTTATATTTGAATAAATAACAAACCGTAAAATTATCATTCCAATAAGAATACTTGGCCATAGATTTTTCTAATCTTATCCAACCTTTTGGTATTTTGTTAATTTCTTTTTTATATTTCTCCCAACCTAAATTTAATTTATTGATATCTTCTTTATCTTTAAGAACATTTTCATAGTCAAGAGCACCTTCATTTTTTAGAACTTTAAATGTTAAATTTGGCATTTTTAACATTCTATTAATGCCCTTTTTAGTTCTCCATTTATTTTTATCAATGATCAAAAAATTATTTGGAATATTACTATAATAATCACAACTTTCTCGTTTTTCAAAATTAGAAAATCCCCATTCAATTAACAATTTACTTTCTTCTTCTGTTACATCAATTTTTTTAGCCAATTGATTTTTAGATATTTCTTTTAAAATTAAATATTCATTTTCTCTGTTATCAGATAAACTTATAGGAAAACCATCCAAACGATTATAAATGTACTTAAACATTTGCACTCTTTTTAGAGGTATGATTACAGAATCATTTTCTATATTTACAATTAAAAATTTTCTAGCATTATCTTTACATATAGTTTGATATTCATAACTATATTCTGAACGCAATGATGCAGTTATACCACACCTTTTTATCCTTATAGAATTATATTTTCTTATTAAAGATTTTGAAGATTCTTCCCAACAAGAATTTGCATATTCTTTAAACAATGGTGTAGAATCTACATCTTTTAATTTATTAAATTCTATAGACATTTTTTTAATTTACTCACAACTTGTTTATAAACCTCTTTATTAGCAAACTGTGGAGATAATATAGATTCATAATCTGTTAATTCAAATATTTCTCGACCACCAACCTTATACCAATCATTAAATATCTTCAAACATTTTTTCACATACTCTGAATCAAATTTTTCATTTTTTAAATTACCCACCATAAAATATTCTAATGCACATTTTCTGCAACTACCACAACTATATTTACCTAATTGTACTTTTGGAAACTTCCTTTTATTTGCTTTTCTCACATTTTTCAAATACATATCTCTTAACATACAGGAAGATATATCATCAATTAACATTGGATTTTCTTTATATAAAATCTCATACGATTCATATGCACTATATAACAACATATGTTGCTCAAAATTGGGTATAACATGTTGGTAAAATTCTAATATATCAATAAAGGGTTCATAAGCATCTGAATATTCTTCTCCTATTGGAGTCACTAAATTTTTAGCAGCTGTATGATTTCCAAAAGAATACCTATGAATATTATGTTTAACACCATAATCAATCATTGCACCTAAAATAAAAAAGTTCTTTATAGGTGTCTCCATATGAAACCTTTTTCCTGTAACTTTGATTTTAAATTCTACCAATTGCATATCAAGAGTATTTTTTAATGATCTTACTATAGATGTTTCTCTAGGGTATGCCCTATTTAAATTTGGTATATGAAAAAGTATTGGTTCATATCCATCTTTTTTCAATTGAATAGCGACTGCAAGGCTGTCATGCCCTCCACTAATTGCAACCAAAACCTTTTTATTTTCTTCTATATTATAACAAGGCAAATCAATACGATCATTCAATTTTGGTGGTGACTGATTATTCTTGGCATATAACCGTTCTAAAAATGGTTCTAATAACAAAGAATACCCACTTAACTCTTTTGGAAAAATTTCACACTCTACTTCACTCCCCAACCTTGAAAACATATTAAAGAAGAAGGGGTCTATATCAATATCCGTTTTTACAAATTCTCTTTTCATGCCATGAAATTCTCCAGTGTACCGCCTTTAGTTCTACTAAAAATGTCCTGTTCTTTATCTTTACCAAAATACCAGATATTTTCTATGAATATCTTGTCCATGAATTTCTGCAATTGGGCATGGTCGAAATTACCCTCTTTGTCAGAAAATACTGCTCGACCTTGTGGACGTTGCATTATTCTCATACCCACTTGACCAATGAAATGTTCTTTCATAGAATCTACTAAATCATCTCCAGCATGATATCTCACACCTTTAATTTTTGGGTCAAGCAGATTTAGCATAAGAACACCACTATCACTTAGCGATTCGAAACTCTTTTGGGACACTGGCAATAAAAATCCATCTCTCCATTTTTCATAAGTATCATATTTTGCCCATGATTGTTCTTCTTCAAATTGCCCACCTTCATTATATCGTTCTGTTGAAAAGTATGGTGGACTAGTGAAGGCACAATCTACATCTTTAATTTCATCCCAAGGCAAATCCTCTGCACCACACCGATACATTTGTACTGTCTTTGTCCCATTAGTTAGTTTATCATAAAATGCGATCATCTCTTTATATCGTTCAAATGTATTTGGATTAGGATCACATCCTATATAGTGCGTTGCGTTGGATGCATAAAATGCGGCAAGTCGATCCCCCCATCCCATAGAAGTATCCAACACTGTCTTTGCTCCTGTCATATCATATATAACTTTAGCAACAAGAGGTTTGAACTGGGTAGCATTATATGTTCCTAATCTAAAAGCAACATAATAAGTCTCATGTGTCAAAAAATGTCCTTTCTTGCCACCTGGATTTACCCCTCTCCAAATTGGACCAAAGGCGCCCCATAAATTGTCTCCATCATTCCATCTTTGTAATGGTCCTTTATATCCATACGAATTACATGCTAATCGCAAATCCTGCATAAAATAATTGCTGACATTTATAAAAGAATGGACACCAAAAGGAGTATCTATTACACCCAACCCATAAATGTCGTATGGGTATTTGTAATCATCATACTTTTCCAGTATCTCTCTATCAGTTTCCTTAGTATATTTGGAAATATCCACCTTCTGTAATTTGTAAAAAGTTTTTGTGATATCTTCTTTGCTATAACTCTTTAATGGAAATGGTGGTTTCTCATTAGTAATATAATCTGCCAGTGTCTTTCTAAATTCTTCCTTGCCGAATTTGTCAGTTACTTCTTTAAATTGGTCACGATCCATCACAGGCAATCCTGTATCATCTAGACTATTTCTCAATATTTCATATAATTCACTCATGCGATTCTTTCTTTATCTAGGTATGGTGTATATGTTCTTACACTACTATGTGGTCTGCCCTTATGGCCAAGTTTAGTTTTTTCTTCATCTGTCAATTCACTATAATGTTTTCTTGTTGATGGGTCTACTAAAGGAAAATCTGTGTCAAATCCTTTTTCTCTTCTAGCATTAATTCTATTTTGAGCATTTTGATGAGATGTAACCCAACGTAAATTATCAATGTGGTTGTTTGCTTTATTATGATCTATATGGTCAACCACCATTTGTTTTACTAATAGTTTTTGTACATTTGGTGGAGTGTTAAGAAACTCCTCTTTTGAAATTCCAGTATCCTCACAATTATATACAAAAGGTTTAAATAACGACATAACCAATCTATGAACTTTTAGTGTTATTCTTATCCTATCTGGATTTACAGTTGTTTGAAAACCAGCATTTTCTTGTATATCATGTACTAAATACTGCTTCTGTAGAACTGGTATATCCTTTCTAAATGGATAGACAGTCATTTCAACGTATCCACCTCTATATCCTGGTCTATTATCTGGTTTTGGTATTGGTTTTTTCTGATACCATTTTGAATCATCAACTTTTGAGTTTGGGCCTTTAGACCAATTAGAAGCACATTGCCCACACCTACTTACCCAATAACCTTGATAAAATTCGTAAAATTTAATTCCATTTTCTATTCTAGTTCTCATGCGAAGAAATCCTCTAACGTAGCTACATTTGATGATTGGATATTCCACCCAATCTTGTTTGTTATAAAAATAATCGGTTCAACAAATGATTTTTCAAATTGTTGTTCAAAATCTATCAAACCTTTTAAGTCTAATTCTCTCGGCATATCTGTTATGAACGAGAATGCGGTGGACTGATATATGTTAGGTATTCGCAAATGCAAAAACCTGATTTTATCGCCGTTTTGTATACTGGGGTATTTGTTTTCCAAATTATGCTTTTTAAGAAGGTGGTTATATAAAATCCCACCTTTAACATGGATGGGAGCGCCCTTCCTAAAAAGATTATGGTCTGTAGTCCATCTTGCTAATCCATTACAACTTCTAGGATAAGCAATCTCCTCTGGAGGTAATTCCATAAATTCTTCTCGAAAATCCTGTATGAAAGTATTAAGTTCCTTCTCATTACCATTCATAATAATGTCTAATGCTTCTTTAATTTTTGCTCGACAAGGTGCAGGAGTAGAAGATTTGACTGCTTCTATTCCCATAATTTTCAGTCTAGGTTCAGCATAACGAACCCCTTCACTGTCGTGGACATTTAATATGTATCGTTTCTTTGCAGTCCAGATACCCTTATCAGCAATCACTTCACGTGACATATTCATTTTTTGTTCGTAGGCTCCAACCACTTCAGCAAGATCTGAGAAACTTCTATTGATAAATGGTTCCAACTTATCTTCTGCAACTTTGTCCAAGAACGAGATAATTTTGCTAGTCTCTGTTCCCTCGTCAAAGACTTTGCTAACCAAAGAATCAAAAGTGATATACACCGAGTCCGTATCTGAAGCAATGACATAATCTTCCTCATCAGTTTCCAAAATCTTATTGAGATATTTATTAAGTGCCTTTTCAATCCAACGTATAGATAACTGACCAGACGTTGTAATTGCTGTAGCAACCAACAAATCGAAATAGCGAAACCAATGATTCCCAATAGCACCATACGCACTATTAAGGGATATCTTCTTTGCCATCTGAATGTTGTTATACTTTGATATATCTTTGAGAAGACTCTTGTCACCTGTATCCTCATATCTCTGCTGAGTCTCCAGAAGTAACTTTTTATACGTAACACGATCATCATAAATTTTCTCCATTAGTTCTGGCAAAAATCCCCTTTTATCTTTTCGAAAATATGCACCATTTGGAGTCATACAATGTTCAGTTACATTCTTTACTTTACCATCTAAAATCTTATCAACCAATCCTTCTTTTTTCTCACTGGGAACTAATGTTTCTGGTGAAATATTGTATTGCATAATTAAGTGTGGATATAGAGAATTTAAATCAAACGACATTACCCACTTATGCATTCCCACTATTGGGTCTTTAACATATGCTCCCTCAAATTGTTCAACCTTTTCCTGCTGAAATTTCTGAGGGATTGCAATGTTTCTTTCTTTGAGATAATTATATATAAGGATGTCCCAGTAACGAACTGTACCTAGTACATCGACAAAATTAACCTTCGCATCATATGCCATAGTTAAACACAGTTCGATCAATTT